CCGTCCGGGGGACATCCGACGGACGTCCGGCCGGACGGCGGCCGGAATCCGGCGTACCGGACCTAACCGGACCGGACCTAACCGGACCGGACCTAACCGGACCGGACCGGACAGTACCCCCTCCCCAAACCCCTCCCGCACGCGGGAGGGGCCGCGCCGCTCGCGCGGCGGACAAGACAACCAACGGGACGGAGTCGCCGTCGACCGAGCCGATGCCGGACCTCGTGCCGCTCAGCGACGACGACCTGGCCGTGCTCGATCGCGCACGACTCAAGCTCCGCGATCTGATGTCGAGCGTCAACTTCGAGCGGCTGGTCGAACGCTTGGAGCCGCTCGGACGCTCGGCCGATGGTGCGTGGTACTTGCGTGCGCCGCCAGGCGAGATGATCGCCGCGCGTGTCAAGCCGCCGCTGGCGCGTGCGCTGTTCGACGAGGACGAGCAGGCGGGCCGCATGCTGACGATTGTCGAGTCGTGAGGGGATCTGTGAGCGATCAAGAGCGCGATCGAGCAGCCAGGAGCTTCAGCGGGCTCGCTGTTCGTGACGGCGCCGAGCGGTGCTGCGCGCGGTGTGGTCGGGTGTTCACGCCGCCGCCGGCGCATCCGGGCCGTGTGATCTGCGCAGCGTGCCGTGATGGCGTGAAGCATCGTCGGGTCGTGAGGCACGGATGACGACGGCGCAGGGACCGTATCAACACTGCCGGCCGCTGACCGACGACGAGTACGCCGCGCTCAAAGCGGACATCGAGCAGCACGGCGTCATGGAGTACGTCCACGTCGACGAGAGCGGCGCCATCTTGGTCGGGCACCATCGCGCACGAGTCGCGGCGGAGTTGGGCATCGAATATCCGCGCCATGTCGTAACGGGCCTCTCCGAGCGCGAGAAGCACGCCTATGCGGTCAGGCTCGAATCGCTCGGGCGGGCTCGGGACATGGAGACGAAACGCTGGACGGCGCTCGATCTCTGGGACACCGAGGGGCTGAAGCTGAAGCAGAAAGACATCGCCGAACTGGTCGGCGTTGGCACAGCGACCATCACGCGTTGGATCAAAGAACGTGACGCCGAGCGAGCAGCCGAAGCGGAGCGAAATTCCGCGCGGAATTTCGCTCCTGGCGGTCCCGAGCGCGTCGAGAATGCGCGGGGCGAGCAGCGTCCGCGCACGTACGCCACGAAGCCGAAAGAGCCCGAGACTGACTCGGCGCCAGAGTCACCAGCCGCAACGGCGCCTCTGCCGTTCGAGATGCCCGAGGAAGAGCGCGAGTCGGACGAAGAGCGGGCGTACTACGCGCTGACGCGGCAATTGCTGCTCGTGCGCTTCGACCCGGAAGCGGTCGCAGATTCCGCCGGCTATCCAGGCGATGCGCTGGCGTCATTCGACGAGCTGGCAGCCTGGTTCGAGCGATTCATGACGCGCTTACGGACGAATGCCGGTCGATCGTTGCGGCGTGTGGAATAGGACGGACGAATGAGCAGTCTCGGGCCGGTCCATAGCATCGTGGTCGGCGCGATAGAACGGATCGCGCCGCGTGTGACCTATAGCTACGGGCTCGATAAGCAACGCTGGCTTGCGATGCTCATGCGCTATATGCGCTTGTGTGAGCCGCACGCGCATCGGGCGATCGTGTCGGCGGCCGGCGAAGAGCAGTACCGCTCGCTGATCGAGAGCTACATTCGGTCGTCGAAGAGCGCAGCGATCGAGAACCTGACGGATCTCGATCGGGTCAAGCGGTCGCTGAAGGCCGGGCGCCGTATCGTGCAGATCCGTGACGCGGCGGGTGTGTACTACGCAAAGCGGCTCATCGACTGCACGCCCGTCGAGCTGGACGTGCTGGCCGCGCAATATGAGCGCAGCAGCGCATCCGATGCCCGTCGCGCTCGATTCTGCCGGATGCTCGCGCAGCAGATGAGGCTGGCTGGCTTTGGCGAGCAGGATCAGCTCCGCCGATGGGCGGTTTGATGCCGTTCCTCGACGTCCGTCCGAAGCTCGCCGAGCGCCAATTCCACGGTCAGGTCGTGGAGCTTGCAACCTGGCTGCGCTGGCACTGCTGGCACGACAGAGCGACGAACATGCCGCGCGCCTGCCGAGCCTGCAAAGCGCCGCTCGACTTTGCGCGGAACGATCCAGGCTTTCCAGACCTGATCTTGATCCGACGGCCGCGCATCCTGTTCGTCGAGCTGAAGAGCGACCGTGGACGGCTCACCGACGCCCAGTCGCAGATGCTCGCCGAGCTGCGTGCTTGCAAGCAAGAAGTCTACGTCTGGCGGCCGCGTGACTGGTCTACCGTCGAAAAGATCCTGGCGTAGGGGAGGACAAATGTCGCTGTTGTTGTCGGTAGCTATGCTGGCGCAGTCGTGGTGCTCCGATATGCGAGTGACGGGCTACGTTCGTGGCGCGCATTCGCCGTATACGTTCGACGGAACATCAATTTTCACTGACGAGCCGATCGCCGCCGCATCGTGGGACATCCCGCTGCAGTCGATGGTCGCGGTTCTGGGCGCCGGCACGTTTCGCGTCGCTGACCGTGGCTCGGGCCTGGGATCGAGCGGCTGGGTCGACGTCGCCGTCTGGACGCGAGACGAGGCATACGAGCTGACCAGCGTTCGCCGCGTCTGCGTGCTGCCACCGGAGAAACAGTGATGTTGCACTTCGAGACCGAGCATCAAACGACCGCGTTTCGTTCGCCGTGCTACGTTGCCGAAGATACGCTCGATCCGTCGTTTCGCTGGCTGGTGCTAGCGTCAGGCAAGCTGCTCTCGGTGACGCTGACCGTCAACGTGGGGTTCGAATGAGCGTCGTTCTTTGGTCCCGGTTCGGGGCCACTCTGGCACTGCTCGGTGGCGATCCAGGACGGACGCGGTCGGCGGCCGCTGCCGATCGGACGCTGGTCGCTGCGCGACTACCAGCTGGTCACAGAGACGATCGCGTCGGCGCTGCGCGGCGTCGGCGATCGCGAGCGGTCATACACCGAGCGCGGGGACATAGCTCTGCATGTCCGACGACCGCTCAGCAGCGACGAGTGGCGCATGCTGCCGCGCCGAGTCGACGCGCCGATATTCCCGATCGAGCGGGCGTGGTCAGACGGGAGACGTCAGCCAGATGGGAGACGTCAGCCTGATGTCTGAGGTCACCGTGTTCGACGATCGGACGCACTACGTCGGCTACGTCGATCTCGACGACGGCCAGGCTGGCTGGTATCGCTGGCCGGCCGAGTCAGGCGGCTGGGCGCTGCGCAAGCGCCTGGATCGCGCGCCGGACGTAGCGGCGGCAGCCGAGCTTGCGCCGTTCAACGCGCATCTGGCGCTGAAGCTGACGGGCGCGATCCCATGACTGATCTGGCCGAGCCGCGGACTCGCTGATGGCACGACCAAGCAAGTACACGCCTGCCCGTCTGGCGATGATCATGGCGGCGCTCGAAGCCGGCATGTCCAGGAAGGGTGCCGCCGAATATGCGGGCCTTGACGAGAGCACGCTGGCAAACTGGATGCGCCGTTTTCCGGGTTTTTCGGGTGCCGTTAAGCAAGCAGAGGCGGCCGTCGAATTGCGTGCTTCGAGCAGTTTGCAGACGGCGTTCACCGACGGCGATTGGCGAGCGGGCCTGGCGTGGCTGGAACGTCGCCGCCGCGACGACTGGGGACGCCTCGATCGCATCGAGCTGGAGATCAAGCGCGCGGCCGAGCGCGTCGCGGAACGGACCGGCGCCGATCCAGACTGGCTGGTCAAGCGCGCCGCCGAGATCGCGGCTGGCGTCGAGAGCGAGGCGTCACCGTGAGACGTCCGCGACTACTCGATCTCTACTGCGGGGCCGGCGGCGCTGCCGTGGGCTATGACCGCGCCGGCTTCGACGTCGTCGGCGTCGATCATTGCCCGATGTCGCGCTACCCGTTCGCGTTTCACCAGACTGACGCGCTGGAATATCTGGCCGAGCACGGACACGAGTACGACGCGGTCCATGCAAGCCCGCCATGTCAGCGATACTCGCGGGGCAGTAAACAGCATGCGAGCGGGCATCGACATGCAGACCTGATCGCCGCTACTCGCCGCGAGCTGATGGCGATCGGCAGGCCGTACGTGATCGAAAACGTCGCCGACGCGCGGCCGTGGCTCTCGTCGCCGGTGCTGTTATGTGGCGCGATGTTTCCGCCGCTCTTCACGTATCGACATCGCTACTTCGAGTCATCGGTGTTTTTTCTGGTGCCGCCGCACATCGACCACAAGGTCAGATCGACGCGGTCGAACGTCTACGTGCCGGGCCAGTTTATGACCGTCTACGGACACGTCACGCCCGTTGAGAAAGCGCGCGAGGCACTGGGGATCACCTGGCCGATGACGCAGGCCGAGGTCGCTGAAGCTATCCCGCCAGCGTATACCGAGTACGTCGGACGACAGATCATCGAGGCGTGCAGATGACGCGCTACTCTGCAGCCGTGCTCGATGCGCTGCCGCTCGCTGGCGCCGAGTGGGAAGCCATGCGCGCGGCGGAGCGGACAGCGCTGGGCTCAGCCGAGCAGGTGGCGGCGTTCGAGCCGCTCCCGCACCAGACGCCGCCTGCTGGCGACTGGGACACCTGGCTGCTCTTAGCCGGCAGGGGCTCGGGCAAGACGGCTGCGGCGGCGCACTACACGAACGCGCACGTGCTCGGGCCACCGTGCCTGCCGGGCCTGCCGGGCGGGCATCGGATCGCGATCATCGCGCCGACGTTCGGCGACGCGCTCGAAGCCTGCGTCAACGGCCCGAGCGGGCTCCGCGCGCACAACCCTGCTGTCCGATCTGTGCAGACGGCGGGCGGCACGTTCGTGCGCTGGCCGTCTGGAGCCGAAGCCAAACTGTTCGGCGCATCGACGCCCGAGGACGTCGAGCGGCTACGAGCGGGCGGCAATCGCTGCTTCGTGTACGCCGAAGAGCTGGCGGCCTGGCGCTTCCTGGATCAGTGCTGGGACCATCTTCAGTTCGGATTGCGTCTCGGGCCACATCCGAGAATCGTCGCGGCAACGACGCCGAAGCCGAAGCGGCTCATCAAAGCACTGCTGACCGATCCGTCATGCGCCGTCACGCGTGCCACCACGCACGACAACCCGCACTTAGCCGAGATCGTGCGTGCACGCTTGCAAGCACGCTACGGTGGTACGCGGCTCGGGCGCCAGGAGATCGCGGGCGAACTGGTCGACGAGGTCGAGGGCGCGCTCTGGACGTACGCTATGATCCGCTACGCCGAGGCGCCGGCCGATCTGGTGCGGGTGGTGGTGGCCGTCGACCCGGCCGCGACCAGCGGGGAGGAGAGCGATGAGACGGGGATTGTCGTCGCGGCGCTGGGGGGAGACGGTCGAGGTTATGTGCTGGCTGACCGTTCTTGTCGCCTCTCTCCTGATGGCTGGGCACGTCGTGTTGTGGCTGCTTACGACGATCTGGCCGCTGATCTCGTCATCGCCGAGGTGAACAACGGCGGGGAGATGGTGGAGCACACCATCCGCACCGTCCGGCGCCAGATCCCGTACAAGCAGATCCACGCGAGCAGAGGCAAGCAGACCCGAGCGCAGCCAGTAGCCGCCCTCTACGAGCAAGGGCGGGTGACGCATTGCGAGATGTTCGCGGAGCTAGAGGATCAGCTGACGCAGTGGACCCCAGAGTCGGGGACATCGCCTGACCGCCTGGACGCGCTGGTCTGGGCGATGACCGAGCTACTCGTGCGCGAGCAGCGACAGGTCTACGTCTACTGACGGGAGGGGCTATGGACTGTGACGCGGTCTGGCGTGCGCTCTCCAGCGTTGCGGTCGACCTAGATAGCGACTGGCCCGACGATGACGGCGAACAGGTAGCCTGGAGTCTGATCGATCTGGCCCGTGATACCAGCTCCACGGGCCTGTTTCATCCTGACTGGATCGTGCCGCCGCCGAGTGGGGAGGGCTGACGGGTGGGCAACATCGACGAGCCGCGCTCGGTCGCAGAGGCGGTGTTCTCCATGATCGCGTGCGACGACAGCCGGCCGCTGTCGCGCTGCCGTCTCGTGCGCCGCTACATCGCGATGGCGGCGATCCGTTTCGCTGTCCAGCTCGACGAACGGGTGTTCGACGCGCTGGTTGAATACTTCGACTGGCAGCTCCGTCAGCGCGAAGCGCATGCTCCGCTCGCGCATCGTGTACGTCGAATCCGTGTCGTCGGCTCCGACGGGAGCGTTACCTGCCCCGGAGGTCATCATGGGTCTCTTTGACTGGCTCGGTCCGGTCCGCGCCGCGAAGCGGGCGCCGTGGGAGCTGGGATCTCCTGCATCGACGACCGCGCGCACCGTGACCGACACGCGCTCGCTGCCGCTCGGCGCGCCGAACTACGCGCTCACGCTTCAGACGCTGGCGTTCATGCCCGGCTACAGTCCGTCGGCTGCCGTCGACGTCGGCGCCAATAGCGCGGTGCTCGCCTGTCTGAGCGCGATCTCGTCGGCCGTTGCTGAGCCCGATCTCAAGGTCTACAGCATCGCGCCCGGCGAACGGATCGAGGCTGACGAAACAGATCTCGGTCGACTGCTCGCGCGTCCGAATCCACATTTCACGATGGACACGCTGCTCGCGTATCTGGCCGCGTGCTTGCACGTCGACGGGAACGCCTACTGGCGCAAGCTCCGCGCGGGCGATGCCGAGACGGGTCCTGTCATCGAGCTGTGGCCGATCGCGCCTGGCTGCATCCAGGTGCAGACCGATAGTGCAACGAGCGACTTTATTACCTCGTATCGGTACACCTACGGGCCCGGCAAGTATGTGGACCTGCCGCCCGAGCAGATCGTCCATTTCCGCTACGGGCTCGATGGCGCCGACCATCGCATCGGCTGGTCGCCGCTGAAGAGTCTCGTTCGCGAGGTCTCGACGGATCAGATGGCGACGCGCTACGCCGAGCGGCTGCTCGCGAATCTGGCGATCAACGGGCTCTCGCTGACGTTCGACAAAGAAGCGCCGCCCATCGACCAGGCGACGGCCGACGAATTGAAAGCACGACTCAAAGAGGCGTACGGCGGCGACAACGTCGGCGCGGCAGCCGTGCTCTCGCCCGGCGCGCAACTGACGGCGCTCGGCTTCAGTCCCGAGCAGATGGACCTCTCGACGCAGCACCGCGTCCCCGAAGAACGGATCTGCGCCGTGCTCGGCGTGCCGGCCGCGATGGTCGGGCTCGGCGTTGGGCTTGAGCATTCGATCTACAACAACGTCAAGCAAGCCGAAGAGCACTTCACCGAGCGCAAGCTGTTGCCGCTCTGGGCGATGATCGCATCGGATATCACGCTTCAGCTCGTGCCGGACTTCGGCGACCCGGATCGGCTGGTCGTCGACTTCGACACGACGACCGTACGAGCATTAGCCGACGACCAGGACGCGCTCGCGCTGCGTCTCAAGACGCTCGTTGAGACCGGCATCCTCGACGTCGACGAAGCCAGAGCGGAGCTTGGGCTGGAGCCGAGAGCTCCGCAGCCGGCGCCGGCTGGGACTGTCGGTCGGGCGTCGGCCACGCTCGGTAGCTACCTGCTCGGGCCTCCTAAGGGCACCGGGCCGACCACGCTCTGGGGCCGCCCGCTCGTTGCCACGTTCGGGAGGTCGGACGAGACGAAGTCGGCCGACGATC